AAGGTATCGCTCCTCGCACCGAAATCAACTACATCGCAGAAAAAACTTCTTACTTAGTAAATACAGTTCTTTCTGCTGCTGCTGTTGCGATTGATGCTGAGGGTATCGTTAAACTCACATGTCGTGAATCTTAAAATAAGGAGAACTAACCATGGCTTATAATAAAGATGGTTTAGCGGCTGCGGGTGGACAATCTAAAGCTGGCGATGCTCCACAAATGTGGACATACAAATCTGCTGATGCACAGGCAACTGTTGCAGCATCAGGTTACTTTAACAACGCTTCAACCATTCTTAAAATTGGTGATGTAGTGTATGTATATGACACAGCAACACCGACTGCAAGTATGCACGTTGTTTTAACCAACGCTTCTGGCGTTGTTGACGTATCTGCTGGAACTACAATTTCAGTAGCATAAGTAATATGCAATGTGACGGGGGAGCAATCCTCCGTCTATTTGCACATTTGGAGATATTAAATGGCAACTGGTGATACCGATATTAAAATATGTTCTGATGCATTATTAATGCTAGGCGCAAGTCCAATTTCGTCTTTTACAGAAGGGACAGATGAATCGAACATTTGTAGTAGGCTATACCCTGATGTCAAGATTAAAACATTAGCAAGTTATCCATGGAGCTTTTCATTTAAAAAAGTTCAATTAGCTCGATTAATTACAACACCCACTAACGAATACAAGTACGAGTATCAAATGCCATCAGACATGATTGCAAGACCTAGAGCGTTATATGATACAAGTACAACTTATGCAGTGCCTCGAAGAGATTATAAAATTCAAGGCGATAAAGTATTAACAAATTATGAAAAGGTATACATTGATTACCAATACAATATACCTGAATATGCACTACCGCATTTCTTTGTTCAATTGTTGAAATACCAAATGGCTTGGCATTTAGCAATGCCGATTACAGATCAAAATGAAAAGTCTGCTTATTGGCAACAAGTTGCTGAAGGCACACCTGGCGAAAATGGCCGAGGTGGTTACATGAGACAAGCAATGAACATTGATGGACAAGGACAACCAACAAACGCAATACAAGACTTCTCTTTAATTGATGTGAGATATTAATGGCTAGGTTTGTAAACGTACAAACTAACTTTACTTCGGGCGAGCTTGATCCATTAATTCGCTCACGTGTTGATATTGAATCTTACAAAAATGGTTTAGAGCGTGCTAAGAATGTTGTATGTCAACCTCAAGGTGGAGTTAGACGTAGACCTGGAACTAAGTTTATTAATGAACTTGGAGGTTCACCAGCAAATGGTGTGCGTTTAATATCATTTGAATTCTCTGTAGATGATAGCTATATGCTTTGTTTTACTACAGACAGAATGTATATTTATAAAGACAAAGTTCTTATAACTAATATTAATGGCTCAGGCAATCCATATTTAGATACATCTACTTATGGTTTAACTGGCTCACATTTAGATCATATTGTTTGGACTCAATCAGCCGATACACTTATTATCGTTCATGAAGATCATCGTCCAATAAAAATTGTACGTGGTGCAAATGATTCAACATGGACAATTTCAAACATTACATTTGATTCAACACCTAAGCATGCATTTACAGTCAGTACATCTAATCCAGCGGGTACAATTACACCAAGTGCTGTATCAGGTAAGGTTACATTAACTGCATCCTCTGCTGTATTTAATAGTGGTCATGTCAATCAATACATCAATGCTGATCCACAAGGTCGAGCTAAGATTGTAGAGTATGTAAGTACCACATCTGTTAAAGTTGTGACTGAGTTTCCTTTCTTTGATACATCAGCTATTGCTAATGGTAAATGGGAATTAGAAACAGGCTATGAAGATGTGTGGTCAGCATCACGTGGATGGCCTAGATCAGTTACATTTCATCAAGGACGTTTATTTTTTGGTGGTTCTAAATCAAGACCATCAACAATATGGGGTTCTAAAGTTGCTTTATTCTTTGATTTTGAGCCTGTGGAAGGATTAGATGATGATGCTGTGGAAGCTACTCTTGATACTAATACTTATAATGCTATCGTTGATATTATTAGTGGTCGTGATCTTCAAGTGTTTACTACGGGTGGTGAATTCTATGTTCCGCAAGAAGGATTAACACCTATTACACCAACTGACTTTTTCTTGTCATCTACATCACGTAATGGATGTAAAGAGGGTGTGCGTGTCAAACAATTAGAATCAGGTATTTTATTTATACAAAGACAAGGTAAAGCTTTATCTGAGATCGCTTACTCTGATACACAGTTAACTTATTTAACATCTAAGATTTCATTGTTATCAGGCCATCTATTAAAGAATCCAAAACGTATGGATATTAGACGTGCTGTTAATACAGACGAAAACGATTTGTTATTAATCGTTAATGCAACCGATGGCACAATAGCTGCCTTCTCATTGTTACGTGCGCAGAATGTTATTGCACCTTCTGAGTTTATAACGGTAGGTTCATTCATTGATGTCGGTGTAGATATTACAGACATTTATACCGTTGCTAAGCGTGCTGATAGTGGAACAGATAAATATTATGTGGAGGTATTTGAAACTGAACGACTCACAGATTCTGCTGTTGTCGGCACTACTGCTTCTAGTCTTGATGCATCACACATTGATGGCGCAACCGTTAATGTGATTTCTGATGGTTATGTAGAATTAGATCAAACGGCTGATAGTGCTGTCACCTTTGTTAATACACCCACTACATCAAGTGAAGTTGGATTACCTATCTCAGTTGAAATTAAAACAATGCCACTTGAATTAAGGATTGATGCGGGTACACGTATTGGTTTTAGAAAACGTATTGTTGAAGTAAACGCATTATTATATCAAACACAGAACTTAGTCATTAATGATAATTTAGTTCCTATTCGTGCTTTAGGTGCTGGCGCATTAGACAAAGCAGTACCAGAGTATACAGGAACAAAGACGTTGCATGGTATACTAGGCTATAGTGCAGATGGACAGATTACGGTGACACAATCTGCGCCATTAAAGTTTACCTTGTTAGGTATGGAATATAAAGTGTCAGTACATCAAGGAAGATAATTATGGGAGCAGCCGTACCCTTTGCCGGGGCAACAATGACAGGATTTGGAGGTGCAGCAGCTACTTCTGGAGCTAGTTTATTTGCTGCATCTGCAGTAGCCCCTATTGCCGGGGCTATTGCTACTCCATCTATTTTTACCACACCAGCAGCTATGGGTGGCGGTATGGGTGGTGGAGGATTCTTTAGTACACTTGGCAGTAGTATTAGTAACTTTCTTAATAGACCATTATTAAGTACAGGTACAGATTTACTTGGTGATATTACTGTAAAACAGTTAGGCTATGGCATATCACAAGGCATGGGTATCATACAAAGTATACGCCAAGGCCAAATTATGAAGAGCCAATATCAGATACAAGAGGCTCAAACATTAGCAGATATGGAAATTAAAAGGGCTAATGCATCTATAGAAGCTGCTAGACGATTAAAACAACTTCAACAAATTCAAGGTTCTACTATTACTAAAGCATATGCCAGAGGTATTAGTGGCTTAGATGGATCAGCATTATTAGCTCAAATTATTAGTGATCAAGAATATGGTCAAGATTATAAATTAGATTTATTTAATCTTAATAATATTATGACTACTGGTAACGTCAATGCAGCAGCATACAAAACAGCTGGGCGTGAAGCTGTTACTTCTAGTATATTTGATGCAACTATTAAGCTTGGTGAAGCAGCTTATGCTTATGATAAATTATATGGATAAATTATGGCCTTAGATCGATATAAAAGCACAGGAACATTATTACCAGCGGGAGAAATGACTACTGTTGTAAGCCAACAGGCATTTTCAGATTCACAAAATTTAGAAAGAAGATTAGATAAATTATCTTCTGTTATTTATGAAGAGCTTAAACAAGATGCAATTACAAAAGGTCAACAGTATGCTGTTAAGAATTCACCATCTTTAAAACAAATATATGATGCGGTTGAAAATAAACAAGATGTTAATGCATTATTTGCTAAAGAAGGATCTTATTATGGCGATGCTGCTCGTGCAGTACAGGCAGATTATCTCAGGCAAGATTCAGTTGCAACTTTTTTAAGTAAAACAGAATTAATCAAAAAACAACTTGAAAATAGAACGTTAAGCTTTGATGATGCAGATGCTATTGCTAATACTTTACAAGCAGAAATTAATGGCACATATGATGTTATTGCACAAATTTCACCAGATGCTGCTTTAAAATTTAATGCCCAAACAAATAAGTTAGGTTATGACGTTTATGCTACAGCTAATGAATTAGCTTTAGAATATTCTTATCAAGAAAAAGTAGCAAAAATTAATGGGTTTACAACAGATGGCTTAAATTTGTTTGAAAAAAAATTAGGCGAAGGCGATCCTGTTACAGCAATTGTATGGATGAAAGATATTAGAAATGACATTATTGCTTCATATGGAATGTTAAAAGATGGTTCGGGTGTTGCTAAGATTGAAGAATTTAGAGAAAAAGAAAACAAGATTATTGCGAAAGTAATTACTGAGAAATTAGGTGCGCTTATTGATCTAGATGAAGGCCCATCTGCTTTATTGGATAAATTACATTCAGGCACATTAGAAAATTCATATGCAGATTTATATCAAGATTCTACCATTGTGACAGAACAAATGAAAGATGATATTGATGATGCTATTGCTAAATACGTAGAAGAGCAAAGAAAAATACAAACAGATACAAATACTTTTAGAGAGAAAAAAATCGCTCAAGAAACAAGCGCATTGGAAGATGAATATATATATGGTGAACCTACAGAAGAACGTAAAGTTGAGATTAAAGGAAAATTGCGTGAATATGTAAAACAATCTTCTAATTATAAATACAGCAATATTACTGCTTTAGACGAAGCTAACACCAAAATAAATGATGCTAGTATTCTAAATTCCTTACGAGGACGTCAACTTAGAGACGATATTCTTGAAGGCAAAATTACTACGCCTGACGCTTTAACGGTTGCTGCACGTAAAATCATAACTGCAGATTATCCTGAAGGTATTCCAGAAGATATAGCGTTTAGAATCTTTGGTAATTTATTAGAAAACAAAAAAATGCAATCTATTATTCGTAATGTTGATGCAGTTACAACAATGATTTCAGGGCCAGAAGATACTCAGCTAGATAAGAACAAAAAACGTGTTCTTATGAATGACAAAATTAGAACAAAAATTCAAGCTAATGAAAAATATAATCGTGAGAATCAAGATCAACCTAATTTTCAGCCAAGAACAACAGATGCTAATGAGATTTCAAGAGAGATTATTAATGACGAAACTGTCAAAATGAGAAAAGAAGAATATGAAACTTTATTAAATGGATATATAGCTGATCTTAAAATTCTTTTTCAACCTTTGGAAGACCAGTCTCTACTTAATTATGTTGACAGCATGGGTACTGATATTAATACACTTGAAAATAATCTATATCCTGATTCAACGTTTATTACAAACTTATTTGAAAGAATTGGCAAGTCAAAAGTAAAATCATCATTACGTACTTTTACAACAAGATTAAATGAAATTAAAGCAAAGAGAAAAGAGTATGAGGAGGCCTTAGCAAATGTCAGATGATTACATGCAAAATTATGGGCTATATCGAGCCGAGGTTGAATTTGAACCTGAGAATGTTGCAGACGATGAAAAGCCAAATAAAGACTTTGTCATTCCTTCTGAGTTAGAAATTCGTATGGCTGAAGCAGAGGGCTTTAAAGAATTTTATGGTGCTACTGGCGTTGGATTTATAGCTGGTACTGTAGGCCTTCCAGGTACTATGGAACAACTTTATTCAGGTGCAGCAGAAGTAGTATCGCAACCTCAACAAAACTTATTATATTTATTTGGTCAATTTGCACAACAACATGGACATGAAGAAGTAGGCAAGGCTATACAAACATTGACTGGTTCA